GTTCATAAGGACGATATCGTTTATTTTCTTGGAGACTTCTGTTTCGGAAGACCTGGAAATGAAGTATCAAGATCTTATCGTTCTATGTTGAATGGAACGATCCATTTAATTCGTGGTAATCATGATAAGTTCATCGATGAATCGATCTTCGAATCAGTTCAAGATGAATTGTATTTAGACATAGATGGAAAGAAGATCTATCTATGTCATTATCCAGATCGAACGCCAGATCATTTCGATCTCTATCTATATGGTCATGTTCATGATAAGTGGACTCCGAAGCCGAAGTATCATTGTGTTTGTGTAGAGAACACAAACTATTTTCCAGTTAACATTTACAATTTAATTTGAGTATAATATGCCAAAAATGAATATTGATAGATTTCAAGTTTACGGTACAGACATTGTGAACAGGATGACAGGCGAGATTATCTATTCGTCTAATGAATCGAATTTGGAGATTCAGAATCACTGCGATGTTCTGAATGGTCGAGTCCAAGCAGTTTGGGCCAGCGAAGAGCATCTGATGTGGGTTCCAGTCAAAAACTAATTTTGAAAATAATTTTTGAAATCGCTTGACACAAAAGATTGAACGAGGTATAATATGAATATGGATGATTTTAAAGATTTTCTTTCTCTAGCTGGTGTGATGGTCGTTATCTATATTTCGGTGGTCATTCTATAATGAAGGCTTATATCACAATCGGTCTTCCGGCTTCCGGAAAGACGACTTGGGCGAAGGAATTTGTAGAAAAGAATTCTACCGATTCTAATAACATCGTGCGAGTTAACAACGATGATATCCGTGCGGCGATTTATGCTGACTCTGGTAATTACGATTGGTCTCCTAAGGTTGAGAGAGAAGTTCGTGTGATTCGTGAAGATCTGATTAAAGAGAGAGCGAGTGTTCGTGCTGATATTGTGATCGACAATACTCATCTGAATCCGAAAACTCTAGAACAGATTAAATCGTTTTGTAAGTCTGAAGGATATGTTATTGAAATTGTAGACTTCAGACACGTTTCTCTCGAAGAATGCATTCGACGTGATTCCTTGCGTGAAGGTCCTTCGAAGGTTGGTGAGAAAGTGATTCGTGATATGTATACTAAATTCATGAGTGATTCATTAGATCGAAATGTTCCTGAGTGGAATCCAAATTCTCTGCCAGATTGCATTATCGTAGATATCGACGGGACTCTTGCTAAGATGAAGGATCGTGGTCCTTATGAAGAGCATAAAGTCTACCAAGACGATGTTCGCAAGCATGTTCTATTCACCATCGCATCGATGATGACTGCGAATCCAGAACTAAAGGTTTTCGTATTCTCGGGAAGATCAGAGGCTTGTTTAGGCGAAACAATTATATGGATTAACGAAAAGTGTGATCTTGTAGTAGATAATTATCTGAATTGGAATTTTAAAAATGATTGTGTTCCAGATTATTCTGTAGAATTGCATATGCGTAAAGTCGGAGATAAGCGTCGTGATTCCCTGGTTAAGATGGATTTGTATAATGAGTATGTGAAAGACAAGTACAATACAATTGTTGTATTTGATGATCGTCCGCAGGTGATTCGTGAATGTTGGAAGGCTCTGAATCTTCCAGTTTTTCAGTGTGGTTTGATTGATGTTGAATTTTAAATAATAGGAGAAATGGATGACAAAGCAAAAGCAGAGTGATATGACACAGAAGGAACAAGTATTGCGGATTCTTTCACGAAAGAATCGAAATACCTTGACCGTTCGTCAGGCAAAGACTGAAATGGGTATTGCTAATGTTCGAGCAGTTGTTTCGGAACTTCGAAAGGAAGGTCATGATATCCAAACCGAAGCAAAGACTAATCGAGACGGTAGCGTAGAACTGTATTACGCACTATAAATATTTGGGGCGAAAGCCCCATTTTCATATATGTTACTTAAAACAATAACTCATTCGAAGATCTCTGATACTCTAATCGAACACATTATAGAAGACCCTAAGGGATTTAAGATGTTGATGGATGTCACTTTCTTCATCAACATTTTCATGTTTATCATTTCCATTTTATGGATAGCTTATCTATTTGTTACCACACCAGAAAATATTTTGTACTATTTTCCGCCATGTTTTCTATTTGTATTCTATTTTAAAACTTTGTTCTCTTACAGAGAATATTTCAGGATATTCATTGAAACCTTTATTCTACAATATGATATCTTGAAGAAGATTCAGAATATGTCTGATGATGAAGTAGAATACTTTTTCGCAGGGATCAACAAAGAATCTAAGAACAAGTTCTTATTGCAAAGAAAAATATTGTGAGGTGGGAAAAATGACGAAATCTGAATTGAAAGAGGCTATTGATAACCAGAGAAAGATTCTAACATCATTAGAGTTGTATTTTCTGAGTTCTGGAATGCTTCCAACTACAGACGAAACTATGAAATATCACTTAGAAAATCTGTGGGCTATAACAGAGTTTATCGGAGAATCGTTTAATCTGGAGTTGCTGAGTTTACAAGAAATTGTCAAAGAGGGACAGACTGCTATCGGACTAAATAACTTCTATCGGATGAACGTAAATGACAAAAATTCAATTAACTGATGTAGAAAAATTCAAAGAAGATAATTCATTGTGTATTCTGGTTTTCGGAGACACAACTTCTATCTTAACCAAGAGTCTATTCAACCTTATGTCTGGATTAGGGTGTGAAGTTCGTCTTCTTGATACAGAAGAAGATCTTCTTTCATATTCTACATTCAGAATCAGAACAACACCGATGGTCCATGTCTATAAAGATTCTGAGATTCTTGGGGTATTTACTCTCCCTATAGATATAGAAGGAGTAAAGAGATGTTTGATGTAATAGAAAAGATTTTGAACATTATCAAAAATCTGAGTATTATCGCATTTTTTTGTGTATCAATATTCTTTCTATTCAAAATTTCCAATACAATTGACGCTCTAGAAAGAGAAGTTAAACAGACTAATTCTATCATTCGATCTGAGATTCCTCTTATTCGTGGAGAAGTATTCAAGACTACAAATACTGCTCTACTCAAAATAGATAATCGTTTAATCTCAATCGAGAAGAATTTATTCTCTAGAATCGATGTTATAGAATCTAAAACATTTAACTCTATCGATAAACTACATGCGAATCTAGATAAGATCACAGAAGAATCTATCCTGTTATCCAAGGATTATAGAACTATTCCTGTTAATATTAGTGGGATAATGACACCATTGAATGCTAGATTAGATTGCAAATATAATGATTCTTGTTGGCCGAATCTATTCACTGATGTTCTGATAGATACAAGAAACACAGCAAGAACAGCTTCAAGTTCTTTTATTCTATTCAACAGAGAAGTCCCTAAAATTACTTCTGATGTCAATAAAGTATCAACATCTTTTGCTGTTGGATTACCTGTGGTTATTGACAACACTAGTAAAATCACAAATAATATTAATAGAATCACTAAGCCACGCTGGTACGACCGCCTCATCGGCGCAGGAGTTAACGGGTCTATGATATGGTTTAATATTAATAGTTCAAGATAAATATATAAAAAGGAGGTAATAACAAAATGAAATGGTTGAAGAATCTATTTGGATCAGTGAAATCTTTCTTCGTTAAGTTATTCGGAGTTGACGCCGAAGATTTTATGGATCTAATCGAAAAGCTATCGCCGCTAGTCAATAAAGCATATCCTATTGTAAAGAAGATTGCTGATTTGACACCAAACAAAACAGACGATGCTATTCTAGCAGCATACGAATCTCTCGGTTTCACTGGAGTGTTCAAACCAGGAACCGATAAAGGTTTAGCTCTTAGAGATCTAGCAAAGAAAGTTTTGAATGCTACAACTGCAAATCCAGTTTCCGATTATTTGGCAAACACTGCTATTGAATTAGCATATGCTAAATTCAAAGAATCTAAGAAAGATGAATAATTGGTTTAAATTTCTACGTTCTATAGAAAGTGAAGGAGGATCTGTTCTAATACTGATCCTCCTCATAATTATGTTCGCTACATTCGTTAAGTTAGGATTTAAAGATGCTGAATCACAATTGTACTTTATTTTAGGTGCTCTAGTGGGACTATTAAAAGGAAAAGGTGGAAATTCAGAATCTGATGAGACAGATTTGACTGTAAAGAAAAAGTAAGGTATAATTAACTATATGACTGAATTGAAATATTACAAAATTTATGATGATGTTATGGATCCGCATTATGCGACAGTAGATTCTGCTTGTTTTGATATCCACGCTTATCTGAAAGACGAAAAGATTCGTATTAAGTGTTATACACCATCAAACAGAGAAATTACTGTCGCAGTTTTTGAAGACGCAGTTTCAATTAAACCAGGCGACAGGATGTTGATTCCAACTGGTCTTATTTTTGATATTCCTAAGAATAATTCTGTCCGAATTCATGTTAGATCTTCTGTTGCATTTAAGCAAGGATTATTTCTAGCGAATGCTGAAGGAGTGATTGATTCAGATTATTTCCATGAAACATTTGTTATGTTAGTCAATACCAGTATGCATACAGTTGTAATCAGAAATGGTGATAGGATTGCACAAGGCGAACTGGTCAAGATCGAATCGAATGTTCTCGCAAGAACTTTAGATAAACCAGAACAATCTACAGATCGTGTCGGGGGAATTGGTTCTACTGGGAGATAATTATGATTGTTAATCGTGATGAATGTTTGGATTTTGATGATGTTATGATCGAACCTAGGATTACTGGGATCTCTTCAAGATCCCAAGTTAATCTAGAATATGAGTATATTAACGAATCAAAAGGAATATCTTGGAAAGGTGTACCTATTGTTGCATCTAATATGGATAAGATTGGTACAATCAAGGTTGCCAATGTATTATCTGGATACAAGATGTTGACATTTTTACATAAATTCCACACTGTTAGAGAATTGAGAGGAAGAGATTATGATCCCGAATTTATTGGCATTTCTGCTGGGATTTCTGCTTTTGAATTTGAAAATGTTAAAGAAATATTAACCTATAATCCTAGAATCAAATTTATCTGTTTAGATGTTGCTAATGGATATATGTTATCTTTTCAGAAAGAAGTTCGTAGATATTCTAAAGAATTTCCAGATAAGTTTATTGTAGCTGGAAATGTTGTAGAAAATTCTGGGTCTAATGCACTATTCCATTCTGGCGCAGATCTTATTAAGTGTGGGATTGGTTCTGGGGCTGTTTGTACCACAAGAGCGAAAACTGGTGTTGGTTTACCTCAATTTTCTTGTATTGATAAATCTATTGGAGTTTGGCCGAATAACTTAGATATTGTTTCTGATGGTGGATGTAAGACACCTGGAGATATTGCAAAAGCTTTCGGTGCTGGTGCTAAATTTGTTATGATCGGTGGAATGCTTGCTGGGCATGATGAAACTGGTACAGAAATCTATGGAATGTCTTCCACAGAAGCGATGGACACATACTCTCTTGGATCTAAGGATTATAGAACTTCAGAAGGAAAGAGAGTCGTTCTCGAATCAAAGGGACCATTAGAAAACACAATTAAAGATATTCTTGGTGGCCTGAGATCTTCTCTTTCATATACAAATTCTGCATACATGACAGATTTTATCGGAAAGCAGAAATTTAATATTGTTCGCAGACAGTTGAATAATTTATTCGAATAATATGAAGAACGTTTTTCGTGAATTGAAATCTTGGGCAGAAGAACAAGATATAGAAGTTCAGATTGATTCTACATATTACGAATATGCTAAAACTAAACAAGAAGATAGAATCGTAAATGGATTAGCTGGTTCCGATGGGTATATTACTCTATATGTAGATGGAAATCGTATAGAAGAATCCTGGGATTATTTAACTTCTATGTTAATACACGAAATAGGTCATGTCCTCCTGTTTCAAGAAGGAAAGGGATGGCATACTGAAAAACAAGCCTGGATTTGTGGCATCCAGACAGTTCCGAAGAGGTTCCATCCAAAAACTCTAGAACAACATTGTATCGATTGTCTTAAAACGTACAATTACAAGAGATTCGGATGGATTAAGAAACTCCTATCTTGAATAATAGATTTTTATAAATAGTTATATATCCTAAAATTATAGCTATAAGGATTAAGGAGATTTTAAATGCCTCTATGGGGAAATAAAGACAAAGTAACAGTTGATGGAAATTATACATTATCCGCCACTGGAGTCGTTGGAGTGACTGGTGCAACCGGGTTTCCAACAATTGTAAAATCTGGAGATTCTATCGTATTCGAGACTTCTCCAGTTTCAGAATATATTGTTAAGACTGTATCTGGTTCTACTGGTTTAACTGTTTTCGTTAATGAATATGGTGCTACTGGCGCAAAAGTAATTGGTGCAACTGGTATTTTCTTTCAAGAAAAACCAAAATATATTTTAGATCCAGAAAGAGAACTAGTTTATGGTGTAGACACTAAAGAAATGGGTGCTACTGGACCAACTGATGCACTAATTAATCCAGGACCTGGCCACGCTGGATGGGTTAAAGTGACTCAAGGTGCTGGATATGTTAAAGAAGTTATCTTAAATACAACTGGTGCGACTGGATATAATCCTTCTGTTCCTCCTCCAGTTACATTCTCTGCTGGTGGTGCGTCAGGTGTAGCAGTAGTTTCGCCTGCTGGTGCGGTCACTGGTGTCACCGTTACTGTTGGTGGTGTTTATACAACATCTGCGCCAACTGTTACAATCGGTTCTACTGGTGCGACTGGTGTTGTTGGAACTGTAGTTATGGGTGGAAGATTCAATCGTAAGACTTTCGAAACTCTAGTTGCTATGGGTGTTCCTGCTGCAACAATGGGTGATGCTGAAGATACAATCTTCCCAGACGCTTAAAACAAACAGGGGAACTTCGGTTCCCCTTTCATTTAAAATAAAATAATATGCATGAACTTTTGAATATATTGATCTTGTTGTCTATTGTTTGGGTTTTCGTTTGTCTCTTCGAACATTTCGGTAGAAAAACGAATTTGTTTTAGAATACAAAATATAGTATAATAAATAGTATACGGAACGCCTAATGGGTTCCATAAAATTAAACTCGCTTAATAGGAGAACAAACATGACTCTGAGAAGAATCAATTTAGACACACCCACATTTCCTTCCCTCTATTTTAATAATGATGTAACTTCCTTCTGGACACAAGAAGCTAAGTTAGCTGGATCTTTTCCTCCATATAATCTAACAAAGAATTCAGATTCAACACAATTTAATCTGAAATTAGCTCTTGCTGGATTCGGTCCAGAAGATGTTGATGTCACTGTTGAAGATAATCAATTGATTATCAAAGGGAAGGCAGTATCACAACCTCTTGATGATGGTAGTGTATATGTTCATAAGGGAATTGCCGAGAGATCGTTCACCAGAACATTCACTTTGGGTGATTATGTCGAAATTAAAGAAGTGACTTATAAGAATGGTATTCTAGATGTCTATATGGAACTAGTCTTACCGGAACATAAGAAACCAAAGAAGTTCGACATCGTGACTAAGTAAAACTGATGGGGAACTTCGGTTCCCCAATTTATTGTAAAGGATCTATAAATGAAGATTATTAAATTTGGTGCTGAATGGTGCCCTGCTTGTAAAGCACTAGAACCTATTATCCAAGAATTAATTCCTGCTAATCCGAATCATGAATTTGTCAGTTTAGATGTTGATGATGAGTCGACAACAGAATTAACACAACAATACAAAATTAAATCGCTACCGACAACTGTTATTTTAAATCATCGTGATGAGGAACTCTTTCGATTTGTCGGGATGAAGAAGAAGTCAGTTATCCAAGAGTATATTGATGATCTATCATGAGACAGATCATAGATAAAGAGAAGATAGAAAAATACGAAGAAGTTCTGCACAGAATTCAAATTTATGCAGAAGTTGTTATGGATAACGATAAGTTATCTAAAATCATAAGTAATATTTGTAGATGGTCTTATGCCCATCGAACAGGAAATGGGACATTGAGTGAGGAACAACAAAATGGAATTATCAGAAAAGCTTTCGATGGATTACTTGAAAGAAAAGATTGAAGATTTGTTCTACGATGTAGAGAGTAATTATCTTTATGTATTAAATTGGTTGAGATACAGAACAACAAGGAGATATCACATTGTTGACACTTATCTACAACCAGGTTATTATGATGCAGATGAAAGGATTTTGAACTCTAATTTTTCCATTCTAGTAGATTTCATCGAGATCGAAAAGGCATGGATGAATACTTGGTCAGATCGCAGTAAGTATTCTAAATTATCATGGTTTGATAAGAAGTTTCGTAGATTCCGATCACCAGAAGATGGTATCTCTTATCTGAATTGGGAAATTGAACATACAGAAGCTAACCAAGCGAAAGCAGCAAAAGAGATGATGGATCTATATACATGGTGGAAAGTAACACGACCAAACAGAGAAGATCCATTCGTGGTTTCTGGATATTACGATCTATTTCCTGATAATTCTGAATCTGACAATTTTTTCGATAGATCTAAGATTCTATCTTCTAAAAAAGCCGGAGCTGTATTCAAGAAGATTCGTAAGATCGAAGATGGATACGATAAAGAAGACGAGAACATGTTAATTCGTCTTATGAAAGTAAGAAAATCGATGTGGACCTAATATGACAAAAGACTTAATTCAACCTATTCTAGAAGCATTCGATACATGTGGTATCGAATGCATTTTCTTAAAAAAAGCAATCCTGGCAAATATTCAGAAGGAATGTGGTGGTATTCCTTCTGCAGAAAATCTGAATTATTCTAAAACTTCTAATACAAGAATTAGATCTATTTTTGGATCAAGAGTAGCCAATTTTTCAGAAGAAGAATTGAATAATGTGAAGAAAACACCGGAATCTTTTGCTGAAATTGTTTATGGAAATAAGACTACTTTGGGTAGATCTATGGGTAATTTAGAGCCAGGAGATGGTTGGAAATATCGTGGGCGAGGATATATCCAATTAACAGGAAAGAATAATTATATCACATATGGTAATGCAACTGGATTTGATTTAATTGATAATCCTGATATTCTGGTTAATGATAGAAAAGCTTCAGCTGTAGTTTCTGTTGAATTTGTGAAGCTTGGATTAGCTGGTAAGTTGAAATTCTCTTCACAAGAAGAAGCTAATCGTGCAGTAACTCAAGTGATCGGAGGAAGAGGTCTAAACCTAAATGCAGGATACGGCTCCGAATTATTGGCGAAAGTTAACAAGTTCGCTTCTAATATTGTTCTATGAAATATAGAGTGAATGCTCTATTCCTATCAGATCTACATTTAGGTACAAATGCCTGTAATGTAGATCTGATTGTTTCTGTACTCAAATATTTCGATCCTGAAATTATTGTATTGAATGGAGATATCATAGATTTTTGGCAGCTTAGTCATTCAAGATCATGGACAAAAGATCACAATAATATCCTGAGAATCATATTCAAATTAGCAAGAGACGGAAAGAAGATTATCTACTGCACAGGAAATCATGATGAGATATTAAGAGAGTATACTCCATTCTCATTAGATAATATCTATGTTGTTGACAGATACGAATATAATTCTGAATACAATAGAATCTTATTTGTACATGGTGATGCTTTCGATTTTGTGATTAAATCTAATAAGTGGTTGGCTAAGATTGGATCTATTGCTTATGATTTTCTGATTGTTGTTAATAGTTATTTCAACAGATTGAGAAAGATAATTGGAATGGATTATTGGTCTCTCTCAAAATATCTGAAAACACAAACTAAAAAGAGAATAGGTATCTTACAGAAATTCGATACATTAGTTGCAGAATATGCTAAAGATTCTGGTTTTAACAAGATATCTGTTGGACACATACACATTCCAGAATATAAAACAATAGATGATATTCTATACATAAACACTGGTGATATGTGTGAAACTGGTTCATTTCTCATAGAAACAGTTGATGGTGAATTACAATTAATAACAGATTTTGTTACTTGGAAGAAGAGTAACTAACAGTTGCTATTACTTTTAGATTATTATATAATATATTATGGACAAAATTTACACTAACATTCAGTCATGGGGAAGTACTCTATATGTCCGTTACTTAGAAAATGGACAAAGGTTACAAGAGAGAGTCACTGATTTCCATCCAAGAGTATGGATTCCTGCTCAATCTTCTACCGTAGAATCTGAATTTAAGAATCTACAAGATTATCCTGTAATCGAATTTGATGCTGGTAATATCAAAGAAACCAGAGAATTCATTGAGAGGAATAAAGGAGTTGGTAACTTTGCTGTATATGGTAATATACAACCGGAATATCAATGGATTTCTCAGAATTGTACAGGAACTATTCCTTGGAATGTGGTTGATATCGTTGTTGCATATATCGATATTGAGTGTACTTGCGAGAATGGTTTTCCTTCTGTTACTGATGCTAATGAAGAGATTAATGCTATTACTATTAAGTTCTCTAATCTAGAGAAGAAAATTGTATTAGGATTTGATTATTTCACTGGTGAGATTGAAGATGCAATTTATATTCCTTGCGGCACAGAAGAGATTCTTCTTGATAAATTCCTGAAGGTTTGGAAGTCCAATTATCCTGATATTGTTTCAGGATGGCACGTTAAATTCTTCGATATTCCTTATCTGATTAATAGAATTAATCGTGTATTCGGTGAAGCAAAAACTAAAACGATCTCTCCATGGAAGATTCTTCGTGAAGAGACTATCGAGATTATGGGTAAGAAAGTCCAGACCTATGATATGTTTGGGATCGCTGTTTTGGATTATCTTGATCTATACAAGAAATTCACATATTCTGCGCAAGAGTCTTATAAACTAGATTACATTGCTTCAGTTGAGTTAGGTGAGAAGAAGCTAGATTATTCTGAACACGGTTCTTTGCATCTTCTATATAAAGAAGATTATAATAAATTCCTGCAATACAATGCACGAGACGTAGATCTTGTTGTATCTCTAGAAAACAAGATGAAATTAATCGAGTTGGCTATGACAATGGCTTATGATGCAAAGGTTAATTTCGATGATGTATTCTCACAAGTAAGAATGTGGGATGTGATTATTTATAATCATCTTCTTTCAAAAGGATATGTAATTCCTGATAGACAAGAATCTAGAAAAGAACAGATTGAAGGTGCATACGTTAAGGATCCTAAACCTGGATTCTATAATTGGGTTGTTTCTTTCGACTTACAATCACTCTATCCACACTTGATTATGGGTGGGAATTTTTCTCCGGATACGATTGTAGATAAGATTATTCCGGGTGTAACAGTTGATAAATTGATATCTAAATCTATGGATCTCTCTTCTTTGAAAGAAAACGACTATTCAATGTCAGCAACAGGACAATTGTATCGTAGAGATAAGGAAAGTTTTTTGGCACAGCTCATGTCCTGGATGTTTGAGCAACGTAAGATTTACAAGTCTAAAATGATTCAAGCTGAGAAAGATCTTGAAATAGCAAAGAAAAATGGTCAAGATACGAAACAGATTCTTAATGATATCTCCAAGTACAAGAATCTACAGATGGCTAAAAAGATTGCATTGAATTCAGCTTATGGTGCGATCGCTAACAAATATTTTCGCTTCTACGATAAACGTATTGCAGAATCTATTACTATCGCAGGTCAATTAGCTATTCGTTGGGTTTCTGATAGATTAAATCTTTATTTACAAAAATTACTTAAAACAAAAAAGGATTATGTAATAGCTGTAGATACAGATTCTTGTTATTTGAATTTAGAAGACTTAGTTAACAAATTCTTCAAGGATAAATCGAAATATCAGATTATCGATCTACTTGATAAGATCTGTAAAGAAGAACTACAGAAGATCATTAATGCTTCGTATGAAGATATGGCGGATTATCTAAATTCTTACTCTCAGAAAATGATTATGAAGAGAGAAGCAATTGCTGATCGTGGTATCTGGACTGCAAAGAAGAGATATATGTTAAACGTATATGATTCTGAAGGAGTCAGATATACCGAACCTAAGATGAAGATCATGGGTATCGAAGCGATTAAATCTTCGACTCCTAAATTCTGTCGTGATAAGATTAAAGAAGCTATCAAAATTATCATGACTAGTGATCAACAAACATTACAAGATTACATTGATAGTGTTAAAACTATCTTCTTGACTCTTCCGCCAGAAGATATTGCATTCCCACGAGGAGTGAATAATCTATCAACTTATTCTTCTAATATCACCTTATACACGAAAGGAACTCCGATTCATGTAAGAGGATCTTTAATCTACAATAATCTATTAAAGAAACACGATCTTCTCAAATCTTATACACAAATCTATGAAGGCGATAAGATTAAGTTTTTGTATCTACGAGAACCTAATCCTATTCGTGAGAATATTATCTCTTTTAATTCTGTTCTTCCAAAAGAGTTTGACTTACATCAATATATCGATTATAATCTACAGTTCCAGAAAACTTTCGTAGAACCTATTTCTACAATTTTAGATGCTATTTCTTGGTCTTCGGAAAAGAAATCTACCTTAGATTCATTTTTTGACTAAATATTAAAAACAGGTAGCTCCTGTATCAAACAGCAAAGGAAAAACATGAGTAAATTATTAGACAAGCTTCAAAAAGCCGGATCAGTCAAACACGCAGAGATTCTCTCTGAATCTTCTTTCTTTAATGTTAAAGATTGTATTAGTACCGAACTTCCTATTCTGAATATTGCATTCTCTGGAGAAGTTAATGGTGGACTAGTTCCTGGTCTGACAGTTATCGCAGGACAATCTAAATCATACAAAACACTTCTTTCATTGTATTGTATGAAAGCATACTTCAACAAGTATCCAGATTCAGTAGCTCTATTATATGATTCTGAGTTTGGTATCACTCCAGAATATCTTGAGATGTATGGAATTGATGCTTCTAGAATTATCCATATTCCTATTGAACATATCGAACAATTGAAATTCGATATTGTTAAGAGATTAACTGAAATTGTACGTGGCGATAAAGTATTCATCATGATCGATTCGATTGGTTCTCTATCTTCAAAGAAAGAAGTAGACGATGCTGTTGATGAGAAATCTGTTGCAGATATGACACGTGCTAAGTCTATCAGATCTCTACTAAGAATCATCACACCGCATCTCACGATGAAAGATATTCCTTGTCTTGCAATTAATCACGTGTACAATACAATGGAAATGTACTCTAAAGCCGTCGTCGGTGGTGGTACTTCTGTGACATATTCTGCAAATCAAATCTTCATTGTTACACGTTCACAAGAGAAAGATGGGACTGATCTTGTTGGTTATAATTTCACAATCAATATCGAGAAATCTAGATTCGTCAAAGAAAAGAGCAAGTTAATGTTTAATGTTAAATTTGATGAGGGAATTAACAAATATTCTGGGTTGATGGATATTGCCTTAGAATCTGGTCATGTTACTAAACCTAAGGTTGGATGGTATCAGAAAGTAGGTGAAGAAAAAAATTATAGATTAGATAAAACTAATACAGAAGAATTCTGGTCTTCTATTCTTGAAGACGAATCATTCCAGAATTTTGTTATCTATAAATTCAAGTTAACAAATAAGATTCTCGTTGAAGAAGAATTCGAGGTTGAGGAGTAATCGAAATGCCTAAGAAAAAGACAAAACAAAATCCAGAAGATGTATTCACTCCGTTCGGTGATCTACAAGTATCATTCTTCATTACTAGTGGTGAGAAGAATGAAGATAAGATTGTTCTCAGATTAGATGATGGATATCACGAAGGAACTATTTTAGAAATTAAAGATTTCCGATTTGAAGACGAATCTAAACCTATTCTATCATTTGATATGAGTATTATCCATGTTCCTGATGATATCCAAACTAATGATAAGGAAATTGAAAAGATTGTAAAAAAGGCAGTTAAACGGATTATCCAATCAACACTAAGAACTGCTATGGCTGATGAAACATCTAATTTTGTAAATATCTAACAATAAGGTATAATATAGTTATAATGAATATTGAACATCTTATCTTAAAGAATTTACTTCATAATGAAGAGTATGTTAGATCAGTTTTACCTTTCATCAAACCTGAATATTTTTCAGATATCAACGATCGATCTGTATTCAAGTTCATTAAATCTTTCGTTAATGAATACAATAAACAAGCTACTCCGGAAGCCATCAAGATTATGGCTTCTGAGTCTAAAAAGATCAAGATTGAAGATGCTGAAGTAATCTCCAATCTATTAGACACTTGGGGAAAATCTGAATCAACAGATCTACCATTTCTGATTAAACAGACTGAAACATTTTGTAAAGAAAAGGCTCTGCATAATGCAATCTTAGATTCTATCAAGATTATCTCTGACGAGAAAGACACAAGAGATAAAGGAACTATTCCTGAGATCTTAAAAGAAGCACTTGCTATTACATTTGATCCTTCAGTTGGACACGATTTTGTTATCGACGCCGAATGTAGATACGAATTCTATCATAAGAAAGAAGAGAGGATCAGATTTGATATTCAGAATTTAAATATGATCACAGGTGGAGGAATTCCTAAGAAAACATTGAATTTGATCATAGCTGGAGTTAATGTTGGTAAATCTCTAGCAATGTGTCATATGGCTTCAGCAAATGTACTTGATGGCAAAAATGTTTTGTATATCACATGTGAGATGGCAGAAGAAAGGATTGCAGAAAGAATTGATGCTAATCTATTAGATCTAACACTAGATACACTGAGACAAGTTTCAAAGAAACAATTTATGTCATTAATTGATAATCTACAAAACAAGACTACTGGTAAATTAGTTATTAAAGAATATCCTACTGGTTCTGCTAATGTCTCGCATTTCAGATATCTTCTTCATGAGTTAGCTTTGAAGAAGAATTTCGTTCCTGATATCATCTATATTGATTATTTGAATATCTGCTCTTCGTCAAGAATCAAGAATAATGGACAAGCAAATTCTTATACTTTAGTTAAGTCAATTGCAGAAGAAGTTCGTGGATTGGCTGTTGAAGCGAATTTGCCTATAGTATCTGCAACACAATTTACGAGATCTGGGGCCTCTGATTCTGATGCTGATATGTCTGATATCGCCGAAAGTTTCGGTGTGGCTGCAACTGCTGATCTGGCAATTGCTCTAATCAACACTGAAGAGTTAGAAACTCTAGGTCAATTAATGATTAAACAGTTGAAGAATAGATATAATGATGTGACTAAGAATAAGAAATTCTTGGTTGGTGTTGACAGATCTAAAATGCGGTTATTTGATATTGGTGATGTTCAGATTGATGGAGATAATGGATTGACCGATCCATATCAGGATCGTTCTTATGGCAATAAACCATCATATGGCGGAGGATCTTCATACAAGAAGAACTTTGATAACTTCAAATTCTAAAAGAAAAAGGGAACCCGAAAAGGTTCCCTTTAACAATTCACCAACAATTTGGAATTCGAAATACATTCCTAATATACATTAGGATAGTTTTCAGTCGAGACTTTTGTTCAAAATGAGAACAATCTAGATTGACATTCTTAACCTTCCACCAAGGATTTCCATAAGAATCCTGTGTTCTAATTCTGTGTTTTCCTTTAACTGGATGTTCTCTAATCTGATAGAGGGACGGATGGTTACAATCTAGATCATCAATATTTGGAATCTTAAGATCTAGATGACTGAATCTGTTATAATTAAAATGCTTGCAGTCTTTACAAAATACCATATTAACTCCTGAGATTAATAGTCACATCTAATACTTTTTCTGGTTGAAGCGCAACCAACCACTCAGTCGCATTCTTGATCTTTCCAGATCTCCGCATATAGAAATAAGAATGAACCTTTGGATTGAACTCTCTCTGAACTAACAGAGCAAAGTCTTTCTGAGTCCAAGTTAACATCCCATCCTCTACAATATAAGTCTCCCAAATATCATCTAAATACACAACAGTTCTATCAACACTACTCTTAATCTCATCGAAACGAATCTTAAGATCAGGGAAGTAAGCAAAGACCTCAGAGTCTTCACCAGTGCGGATTAACTCGACAATTCGCTTGTCGTTGATAGAATCCTTCAGATGATGAATAAGAACATACTTCTCAGACTTAACCTTGATTCGATTGAAATCTTTATCTACTAGAACAAATCCTTCCTGTTTTGATGGATCTAATTGTTTAGAAGATGCTAAAATCTCATCGATAGTTTCCATCCCGAAAGATCTAACAACAGGAAATAGATCGGAATATAATTGCGGCCAGAACTCAATTCCGGTCTGGTTATCACGAATACCAATAAGAGTCAAGGTCCCCTCATTATCGATCTGTGAAGTCACAACACGATTGTACTTGGAAGTCAACTCGAACATATAAGTGTTTCGACGATCAAGATCCAGGGTACTCAGATTCTGACCATAGAATGTCTCCCAGAATAACTGGGCAAAAGTGAATGATTCTTTCCCAACCGACCCACCAGCATCTGGCGATCCTTTTGTCGCAACATTCCACTTTCCACTATAATAGTAGACGATCATCAAAGATCCATCGATCTTCTCTTGTGCTACAAACGAAGACCAATCAAAGATATCTTCGTCGATGTTTTCGCCCCAATTAAAGAATCGATCGAATGGACGAGCAACAACTTCCCAACCATTCGCACGATCTAGGATAATTCCACGTGATTCCCGGACCATCGGATGATCTTTAATCTTTGATGCCTCGATCTGATCATAAGTGAATTGATAGAGATCTGGATAATCACGATGCTGCTGCGAAAAGATCCCATACTCTGCACCTAAAGCAGTTCGATCGCCGTTATTCTCGATTAAGTATTTTTGTAATTTCAACATAACTAAGATCCATAGACCTCTAAAGATTTCTTCCAGATAATAGAATCTGAATCAACTAGAACCATCTCTGGCTTTCCAGCAAAACAATCTACTCGGAGGGATTCCGAACTGAAGAGATTAGCTTCTTCCTCAGTATCAAAATACTGGGTGTCAACAACTGACACCCAACCAGTTTCTGAAGATGAACAAATATACACTGCCCATTTAACGGTGATTTTCATGTTATAATCCTAATAGATCTCGCTCTTCATCAGTTAACTTCGAGAGTGCGGCAGATTTTTTTCTGAATAATTCTTCCGCTTCCCGCCTCTCTCGCAAAAACCATTCTAATCTCGAAGAGACAGTTTCGAATGCATCAACAACTTCTTGTGACCTGGATGCAGGAAGATGAAATGGAAGACTGACAACGTCTTGGTGTCTTTCTTCTAAGGTTGAGAAACGAAATTCCATGGTCTCTTCGGAACGTTCGACCCGAAGATCATGTCCGTTATTGAAATGTTCGAAGACGAGATTCAACAAATTGAAATGGTAATCTTTCTTGAAGGTCTCCCAATGTAGACGATCCCTCTCTTCCTGTTCTATTCTCAATTTTTCGTTTCGTTCACTCTTCTTCATATAACCATTATACCTCGAAAACCAGAAAGATCAAAGTTTTTCTGAATATTTATTTCCTTTGTTTTCAACAACTTGTGCTAAACTATTGATTCTAAAGGGAATATTCTTTCGAATCTTTATCTCGTTTGTTTTCAATGATTTAGCACAAGTTGTTGAAAACAAACGAGATATTCTTTTGAAAAAATTTGCTTCTGAAATATGGGTACGCTATAATGGTTATATGGAAAAGGGACGTTACGAGGAACTCTGCGAAATTAAAGGTCGCCTTTATAAAGATCTTTCGAGGATGATGGATTTATTAGGAAAAGGCTTGGCTGTAGATAACGTCAACCAGGTTCTCCTTGAACTTGGTTATGTCTCGCAAGAACAACCTTCAGAAGATGAACTGATGCCTTCTTGGTTGGCAAGTCCGGATCGTATGGGCGGACAATTCACCCAATCTGAAATTTCAGATTCTAGAAATAATTGGTAAAAAATATTTCCAAGATTCCTTGACAACAGTCGATCGATAAGGTAGAATAGAATTATGGAAAAGCTTACTGCTGAAGAATATCGCCAAATGGCTCGTGGTCAGGCTCAGGAGCGTGAGGATTCGTTCGATCGGTGTGATACCGATGGATTCCTTTCTCAATGGGCTTCGGGTCTCCACTCTTCTCTCTATCAAACTCTGGCCGAATTAGCCGAAGCTGGTTGGGTTTCTGAATTTCCTGGACTCTTCGACGCCAAGACTGGCAAGCGTGTTCCTGCGAAGATTATCTATGTCAAAGATCGATTCTCATATAATGGTGCTATGTATCTGAAGGCGCTATGGGCGATTGTAGATCCGAAGACCGACAAATTCACTGGTGTTTTCCTTCCGGTTGGTGAGAAATCCCGAAAGCAGAAGCAGCTTGGTTTCATTCAGAAGACTGAGATTGCTCCGGCTTATGCTAAGATCGACGGTCGTGGATATGGACTCTCTGGTTCTGCTTGGGTTTCGACTTATCGCACGGATGGTGGATATCCGAAAGAGATGCGACAGGTGATGACACGTGATGAAGTCGTCGAGGAAATTATCCAGAACAAGCCGGGAAAGGTTGAGTTGATTACGACGACCAACAAAGTTTCTAACAGCGGAAAGAATTACATTCGAGTATTCATGAAGAATGGATCTTGTGATATGTATCTTGATGTCTATGGCCCGAAGTTCATTCTTGGTCGTTGCCAGATTGATCTTTATGGTCGTCCTGTCTTCAACTCTGTTAAAGATGCTATTGATTATGTGAATCGAATTAATCCGGAGGCGAATCGGTAAGCGCAGTTATTTCTAACTCGTATCTGATGGGTGAAAAGTAAATGAATTTATATGAATTGATTTATAATTCTTTTGTAGTATTGTGCTGGATGATTGGAATATGTACAGTGCTTACAGGAAAGTGGCCTTGGTCGAAATAATATGAATCAAATCACATACGAATGGTTTTGGAAACGGGCAAATAAAAAACACTTTCTTGTATTAACTAAAGATGGAAAGAAGATTGCAAGTGTGAGAGATTATCTATTCACACCACAATGTGATTGTGGTCCGGATCATAACTGTTATGGACCAACTAGAACAGAACTAGAATACCATCATGGTCCTGGTTACCACGCTTATATTGGTGGGAAAAAGATCGGCCAATTCTTAACATCTACGGAAGCAAAGATTGCAGTAGAACAATATCTAAATATATCAACAAAAAAACGGAAAACGATTCAACCTGAAATATCATATACAAAAGGATCTGGTTCTGGTACGAAGATCAGAAAATATATCGAACGAAATGGCATCTGTGTTGCTATAAAGAAATTTGGCATTCAAGAAGTCAAAAAATATTGGTAGAAATAAATAATATTATTGAAACTTTTCGGTTTTTTCGTCGTTATAATTTTGGTGTCAAGATTAATTTCATTTTCTATCGTGAATTTAATTGAATATTCAACTCATTGGAAAAATGACAAATATTGATTGAAACAATACATAAGGTATAATTAAAGTATGAATAATTATGATATTGGAAAACTTAAAAGTAAATATGTGAGTGATATACATGAGATTTCATTAGGTGGTAGTCTTCTAGACTTAATTGCAGATCTGAACAATTTCAAAGAGTATTGTGCTTCTGAAAATATTCCAATAACCAGCGACAAAGTGTCTTATCGTCTTGATGACTATGAATATCATGATGCTATCATAATCAATTTCGAAAGACTAAAAACACAATTTGAATTGGATCAAGATAAGAAAATTTTAGATAAAATTAGCAAAACCAAAAAAGAAGCCAATATTAAACATAAAGAAGAAAGAAGGATCCTTTATGAGAAACTCAAAAAGGAATTCGAATAATGAATAAATTTTTTGTTATTACATGTATTCTTTTTACTTCTTGTATGAGTGAAAAAGAAATGAAAGAACTTCGTAAAGAACTAGAAAAACCATATTCCCGGTGTCGGGAATATGGTGGTCTTCCCAAGAAACATATCCATTGTTCAATGGATGTTCCAGAATGTTATGCTGGTTGTGATTTCCCATGCAAGGGGAATTGACAATCACCAAAAATAAGTTATAATATAATTGTGGTGAGAAATGACAACAACTGAAATTTTGATGAAAATTTATCCAGAATTAAACGAAGATGAAGGTTGGTTGTATGGAGCATATGGCTACCAGCCTATGATTGATTCTTTTGGAGAAGTCGTCAAGCAAGTAGAACAACGATATCCTTGGGATAGGGATTAATATGTCAAAACCTTGGATTCATGCATTATCTTCTGCTAGAAAGTTTGGTGGTGTTCCGGAAGATTATTTGGATATCCACCAACTGATGGATTCTTCAAAGGGTGTGATGTCTGATAATCGCCATCGTGCATTAACTCATAACTCTTGGTTTCTCTCAACTATCTTAGAAAAGATATTTGGAGTGAACATTAAGAATTCTGATGGTCGTGATGTATCTGTCAGGGATGTTGGTGAACAACATATCCTAGAGGATTTTGGTAATCGCTATATCCCAAATGCTTCTGATTATTTGGAAGAAATGGAATACAGGTCTTGGATGAATGCTGGCAAAGACACAGTCCCTTCTTCTCACAAGAAAATTACAAAAACTGTAACAAATAAAATGAGGATTGATTAATATGGATAAGAATGTATTTATTGAAAAGATTGCTGAATTCAAGAGGATTCAAGCAGAACACAAGAAGATGATGAGTGAGAATGCAAAGAATATTTTCAGTGATATTTCGAAAGGAATTTTCGAAAAGAATCCTAGTTTAAACTCATTCGCATGGTCTCAGTATACTCCTTATTTTAATGATGGAGAAAGTTGTACATTCTCAGTTAATCGAGATTATTATAAGATTAATGGATCTGAAGAAACATGTGATGATTGGTCGTTAAATCATGAAAAATACAGTCAAGAAATGGATCTAACAGATTATGGTTTCGAGACTTTGGATCAATTACGAGCAGCATATACTGACATTAATGAATTAATAGACATGTTTGACGACGACGATCTTGAAGGTATGTTTGGTGACCATGTTGAAATTGTTGTATTTCGTGATGGTCGAATTGAAATTGATTATTACTCCCACGACTAGGGGAATTGATTTATGTTGAAGAAGTCAAATATTAGAAAAATTATTTACTCGGTGAAATCCGACATAGAGATATTGGATATGTGTTGTTTCTGGCCAGTATGTAGGATAAGGTCCACAGTAAACATATCCTAAAGATCGCTAGCCACGATTTTGGAACAACTATATATCCAATATAAATATTCATATTGAGTGATGATCTAGACTGAAAGCTTCTTGGACGTGGGAGGCAGAGCCCACCACCTCCACCAAAAGCGCATTGTGAGGAGCTAGTTGCATGGCAAATTCGAACAAAGTGCAACCCAAGATATAATAGTGTACATAAAAATCTTGAGCAGTGCGTTTTTGATGGGGGTGAAACAGATTCGACAGGATGAACTAGGAACAGGGAACTCAGTCGGAAGATGACTCCCGTAACAGCATAAACTATAAACGGCAATGCAAAAGCAATGTCCATGTCTGCCTAGAAATAGGTAGACTGGGTTTTTCGAGATTTCTCCTGGAAACAGAATAAAATCTCATAACCTCACGCAAGTGAGGTTTTTTTTGCGCATATCAATAAATAGATCCAGGAGGATCATACTGATGATCTTAAACTCTAAAAGCCTTTCCGGAAAAGCGAAAGAACTAGAAGATAAATTAAATGCAGTTGTTATCGGTCAAGAAGAAGCTATTAAAGAATTAACCATAACAACACAGAAATTCTTCAATGGTCTATCTGATCCAAAAAGACCTATCACATCTCTTTTCTTTGCAGGAAAGACTGGTTGTGGAAAAACGAAGGCCGCAGAAGAGTTAGCTAAATTTTTCGGTGTTGAGAAATTCTTGAAGGTTAATTGTGGAGAATTTCAACAATCACACGAGATCTCTAAGTTAATTGGTTCTCCTCCAGGATATATCGGTCACTCAGAAACAAAAGCTTTCTTCAACAAGAAGGATGTAGAAGAAACTGTTCCGAACATAATTTTATTTGATGAAGTGGAGAAGGCAACTGATTCTCTATTCCATCTGCTATTGTCTATTCTAGATAAGGGTGAGATTAAGTTAGGTAACAATGATGTGGTGAATTTCAGAAATTGTTTCATTATCTTTACATCGAATATCGGCGTTGAGGAAGTTGCAAAAAGATCAAAATCAATTGGTTTCATAGAAGACAAGATAAACAATAGTGACGAGATCGATCTATTGAATAAATCCATGAAAGCTAAGTTTCGCCCAGAATTCATGAATAGAATTGAATCTGTTATAAAGTTCAACACACTCAACACAGATAACATGAAGAAAATTCTGGAATTAGAATTATCTCAAATTCAATATAGAATTATGTCTTCTAAACTGAATAAGAAGAAAGTCTTTTTCGTGATGTCTGATGATACTAAGACTAAACTGATTGAAGAAGGTTTTTCAGAAGAATATGGGGCGAGAAATTTAAAGAGAGTTATTTCTAAAAAGATAGAAATCCCTCTCTCATGTGTGCTTGCGGACGATAGATTAGAATCTGGTGATATTATCGAAATTAAGACTGCAGTTGGCGAAGAAGATTTGATCTTCGAAAAGGCGAAGATCAAAAGAGCGAAAACTAAGACACTTACACTAGATATCTAATCGACATTAATCTTAGTGAATCCATTTACTTTCACGAATCTCAATACTCGTTCAAACTTATCTGCTAAGAACTCAGTCTTGTGAGAAATAACGAAAGTGTTTGTTTTCTCTTTATCGGAAGCCAAGATTTTCAAGAATTCATCGATACCAAGCGCATCTAATGATGAGTCTAAAATTTCATCTAATATCAATAGATTCGTATTCGCTGCATTCTTCATCTTGGCTATTTCTCTCCAAGTGAACAGAATAGCAAGATCGATTCTTAGTTTCTCGCCTTCAGAAAAAGAGTGATAGGTAAACGACTCTTTTGATTTATTCTTGATGACTTCATCGAAGTTTTCATCTAGTGTGAAGTTTACATAAAAATCCATTAATTGAAGATACTTGTTAATGATCTTATTCATCATAGGAAGATAGTGACGAATAATCTTAGTCTTGATTCCATCATCTTTCAATAGGATCGAAGCAATAGATTGTAGATGCTGTCTATTCAAGAGATCATCTCTCTCTTCAGTATAGATCTCTAATTCCTTCTTAATCTGAGTAGAATCTTCTTGAATCTTTCTTAGATCTTCTTGTTTCTTGCTATGGAGATCGGTAACTTGTTTCGACAATTTAGATAGATATTTCTGAATAGAATCTATCTCAAATTCTTTCTGTGTGATCTCACTCTTTCTAGATTTAATAATATCGAGACTCACATTGATAACATCAATCTCTTTCGAAATATTAGTTATCTCTGTTGAACAAGAATCTAAAGCTGTTGTGTATTTCTTAAGATCTTTGTTTCTGTCTTCAATTGTTTGTGTTTTGAATGATTCTGGAATAGATTGTGTGCATGTTGGACAAGAATCATTAGTGTCAAAGAACTTAATCTCTTTTGTAAGAGTCTTAGTCTTCTCTTTGAACGTCGCCGAATATTGAGTTAGTTGAGACAACTTAGTATTCAGATTAGATAATTTAGAATCATTGACAATGATGTCTTGAATCTCATTTTGAATAGATTTGACAGTGACTTCTTTTGTAATCAGTTGTAGTGTATTTCTCTGAATCTCTTTCTCAATTTCTGAGATTTGAGCGTCTAGATTTGATGAAGAATCAGATAGTATATTCGAATGAATCTTAATCTTCTCTTTCGTTAGATCTAGTTTATACGATGTATTCGTCAGATCTTCTTTTGTTTTGGAAACTTTAGATTTAAGTAAAACATTCATCTTAGAAAAGATATCTATATCTAATAGATTCTCTACGATATTTCTTCTATCCACCGGAGACAACTTCATGAACGGCATATAAGTTGCATTCCCAATCACAACAATTTGTGTGAATGACTTATAATTCATCTTCAAAATATTAGTTTCAAGGAACTCTTGATAATCTTTTGTGAGAGCATCTTGATTTAAGAGTTTCTGATTTTCGTAGATTTCAAAGACATTAGGTTTCATACCACGTCTGACTAGATATGAATCAGAATTAATAGTGAATGTGACCTCAACAAGAAGATCTGAATTATTCGTTGTATTGATTAATTGTGGTTTATTGACTTTTCTGAATGGT